AAATATATGTACGAAAATAATATAACCTATGACAATGGTATGTTAGGTACATGGACCGATGCACAAATACCTAATACTTATTCATGCTATGCTGATAATGTAATGGAGACTTTATTAATGAAAGTACTACCAGTCATGGCAAAAGAGACAGGGCTACAGTTAGTTCCAACCTATTCCTATGCAAGAATTTACAAGAACGGCGACACTCTTCATAGACACAAAGACAGACCAAGCTGTGAGATATCGACTACGATAAACTTAGGTGGAGACCCATGGCCCATATTTATAGATGGCACAGGCGCAAATAACGTTATGAATGAAAGACAAAATTTAGTTAAGCCCGGTGCTCCGAAAGGTACAAAAGTCCTACTTGATGTTGGCGATATGTTAGTATACAGTGGATGTGAATTAGAGCATTGGAGAGAACCTTTTGAAGGAACTACTTGTGGACAAGTATTTCTTCACTATAACCATGTGAATGGTCCTTTTGCAGAAAAGAATAGGTTTGACAAAAGGCCGATGTTAGGTGTTCCACCAATACGGAATGCATAATATAATGGAGTTATATGTTACAAAAATTAGGGTTTGCACCAGGATTCAACAAACAAGTCTCAGAACTCGGGGCCGAGGGACAATGGACTACTGGAAATAATGTACGTTTTAGATATGGTACACCTGAAAAGATAGGTGGCTGGACTCAATTAGGTGACGATAAGCTTACCGGTGCCGGTAGAGCGATCCATCATTGGGACAATAATGCTGGTGTTAAATACGCAGCAATAGGAACTAACAGAATTTTATACGTTTATTCAGGTGGAACATTTTACGATATTCACCCCATAAGAGTTACAATAACTGGGGCTGATTTTACAAGTATAGGTTCTTCAAAAAGTGTCACCATTACAGTAAGCTCAACTACTGGTTTAGGTGAAAATGATATTGTTATGTTTGATTCGGTAACAGGGTTATCTGGATCAACATTTACCAATGCGACCTTTGAAGACCAAAAATTTATGGTAACTTCCGTACCATCTTCAACTACATTTACAATTACCATGGCTACTACAGAAACAGGAACTCCTGTAACAAATGCAGGGTCAGCATCTGTTCTTTGTTATTATGCAGTTGGCCCTTCTCAGCAATTAGGGGGCTATGGTTTTGGTACAGGTTTATTCGGTGGTACTTCTTTAGGGACAGCTTCCACTACATTAGCGACAACATTGGCTGACAGTGCACTAGCCACAACAGTCATTTTAACTAACTCAGCTGCTTTTCCTTCAACGGGTGAAATCAGAATAGGCACAGAAGATATAAGTTTTACAGCAAATAATACTTCCACTAATACTTTAAGTGGAGGAGCGCGTGCAGTTAATGGAACAACAAGAGCAGCTCATACTGCCGGAGTAACGATCACTAATATCTCAGGCTATGTTGCTTGGGGAGATCCGTCCTCTTCTGACTTTACAATTGACCCGGGTCTATGGGTTCTGGATAATTATGGTACAAAATTAATTGCTCTTATCTATAATGGTAAATGTTTTGAATGGGATGCCTCATCCGCGTCCGCCGTATCCACTAGAGCAACAGTTATTTCTGGTGCACCCACAGCTTCACGTCATGTCTTGGTATCAACACCAGATAGACACTTAGTATTTTTTGGAACAGAAACCAAGATTGGAGATACTTCAACACAAGATGATATGTTTATAAGGTTTTCTACTCAAGAGGATATTAATACCTACACAGTTACTGCAGAAAATACTGCAGGTACACAGAGACTGGCCGCAGGCTCAAAGATTATGGGGGCTATAAAAGGTAGGGATGCTATTTACGTATGGACCGATACCTCATTATTTTTAATGCAATTTGTAGGTCAACCTTTTACTTTCTCTTTTCAACAAGCAGGGACTAACTGTGGATTATTTGGCAAGAACTCATGTATTGAAGTAGATGGTTCTGCATTCTGGATGTCAGAGAATGGTTTCTTTAGGTACAGTGGTGAATTAAGTTCTATGTCTTGTTTAGTTGAAGACGATGTTTACGACGATATTAACGCTACTTCTAGAGACCTTATTAACTGTGGCTTGAATAATTTGTTTGGAGAAATAAATTGGTTCTACGCAACTGCTGCATCTGATGCAGTGAACAGAGTGGTGACCTATAACTATGGTGAGTCTACTAGAGATAGACAAGTATGGACGACAGGAGATTTACCCCGAGCCGCGTGGCAGGATTCTGCTGTCTATGACAAACCGCATGCGACTTATTATAATCCGGCTGATGATGCCTCATTCGATGTTACTGGCAATACGGATGGAAGTACCATATACTATAACCAGGAAACAGGGACAGATCAAATTAATGCTGGAGGGGTTGTTACTCCTATGATAGGAACAATTACTTCTGGAGATTTTGATATAACACAGAAAAGATCTGCACAGGGTACGGTTGCAGGCATGCCAGACCTTAGAGGAGACGGTGAATACATTATGAGAATCAGCAAATTTATACCAGATTTTATTTCACAAACGGGTAATACAACTTTAACGTTTGCGACTAAAGAGTATCCAAATAGTACTCCCGCGAGCACAAGTTATTCAGTGAGCAGTTCAAAAACTTTTCACAGTACAAGACTAAGAGGAAGGTCGATACAATTGACGGTTGCTAATACCGTTGCATCAGAAGACTGGAAACTTGGTACATTAAGATTAGATATACACCCAGGAGGGAGAAGATAATGGCTACAGATAAAAAAATTAAATATGAGATGCAAGGGGAAGTTAGAAACTATCTCGGCAAACAGAAAATGGTTAAGGCGCCTTTAAATTGGCAATCGGGCCCTGATCATCCAGCAACAGAATTAGCTTACATTACAAAAAAAGAAAAAGACTTATTAGTTAAAAAAGATTTACACAACTCTTTAAATGGTGGAGTGAATAGAGGACCATCAGGTATCATGAGTTTAAATGGTTGGGGATCAAGAGACTCTTCTCAGAATAGAGCGGGCTCAGATATAAGCGCAGGGATGGATAAAAGCACTAGTGATCAAGGATGGAGTGGTGGAGGTGGATTTACTAATCAAGATGCAATATCTCCAGCCACAGAAAAATTAGCAGAAGCAAAACAAAATGCAGAACTTGGTATTGATCCTACAGCACGTCCAAATAAATGGGGAGGATTAGGGGGTTTATTAAGAGGAGCACTAGGTATATTTGGAGGTGTTCCAGGAAAACTTCTAAGTGGATTTATGGGTGCTAAAGATTGGGCAAAAAATAAAGGCCAATCTTTTGGAGAAGAGATTAAAGAATTTGGTGATTACCCTACCATGGATAGATATTTAAATAGAAACACGGATAAGTATAAAGACAAACCTTACCTAGGTCAGGGGAACAGTAATTATAATTTTAATGGTGCGTCCCAAGGAAATAACTTAGGACTCTACACAGATAGACAAAATGAGTCAATAGGTCCGGGTAAAAGAGTGGGTGAAGATCAAGGCTATTATGGTATGGGTGGTCGGTATGATATGAGCAGGATGCCAAACAATCTATCCTTTAATACGGGAGCAAATAATATTAATAATCAAGGTATAATCAACACCGACGCATTTAATAATCTGGGTACGAACAACATGTCTATTGAAGAACAAAATCAGTGGTTTGGTGGACCATAATGGCTAAAATTGTACAATCATTAACAAGACCTAGTAAAGACTACGAACAAAAGAATTCTCAATCCTTAGTTAGGGATTTGGACTCAGTGATCACAAAATTAAATACTTCATTTCAAGATGAGGTTAAACAGGAGATAGAAGCTAAGAGTTTCTTTTTGAATTAATGGCAGTAGTAAACCAGTATAAATTTTATGGAGTGGATGATAGTGGAACTGTATCACCACTAACTATGTTTGGTACGACTGTTGTAAGTGGAGTGGCTACTCAAAACCCTTTAGTAAATGAAACTTATATTATTAAATCTATTAAGGTTACATCGGCAGGTACACCAACAGTAATTATTATGAATAATGCTATTACAACTATTAAGACAGTAGCTCTTGCAGCGAATACGACAGTAGAATTATTGACTCAACCGTTAGTAGTAGAAGGGGGAACTACTTTAACAGTTCAATCAAGTAATACTGACAAGTTTGATGTAGCTATCAGTTACTTAAACATTAAAAAGGAGACAATAGACTAATGCAAATACTAGAACCAAAAGAGATTATAACGACTATTTCTAACAAC